TTTAGCATAAATGGCAATTTCGCAAGGATCCTGGGCACCAACATCTGGAATGCGAGAAAATTGGCTTGTTCAAGTCGACGATTCTTCTGGATCCAATACTAAATATTTTTCATTTTTTGATCAGACAGTAAACAGCGTAGCATATTCTGGTATTGTAATTAACAATCCTAGTATTAGGGAATCGATAGATATTTTTAATTCAAGATCAAGCTGGTCTAATATTGATATAGAACTAGATAATTCTGGTAGTATTGCAGAGACTCTTGTTTATGGTACAAATAATTATATTAATAGAGCAGTGAGGGTTTATTCATGCCTAGAATCAGGATCCGTTGCAAATTTTAACAACATTCCTCTTATTTATACAGGTCGCCTTGAGTCAATTACTCATAACGAGGGATCTGTTACTTTAAATATTGTCGCACAAATGCCTTGGGATAATATTAAGCTACCTAATGTATACTCAAATGAAAAAGTTTTAGCCCCTATTGCTTACGGTGATTTTACTGGGAATGATAGCTTAGTTGCTGGTTCTGGAACTGATAATTGGAGACCGATACCATTTACTAAAGCAGATACATCAAGTGCATATTTTATACCAGGGACAATTGCTGATGGGAGTTTAGATTCTAAAACCTCTCAATATGTTCCCACTCGAGATGGATTCGTTCCTTTTGAAACTCAATCTTCTGGAACCACAACGATTGGAAGCGTTGAAACCATTACAGTTGGAGTCAATGGAAAATATAAATACTATACAGTACCAACGGCTAACACTCAATCTTCTACAGCAACAGGAATAACTGAGACAAATGTCGGAAATGCTTATGATAGTAATACAAGCACCTATGCGACTTTTGGATATAACGAAACTATATCTACCGGGCAAGATCGTATTCATGTAGAAAGATTTACAATTCCAGAAACAGAAGCAGGGACTGAAATTGTATTAACATATAGGATTGCAAATTATTCAAAAGCCAGCGATGTCGAAAGTTTAGAAGTAACAGCAACTCTTACTGCAGGTATTGATAGCATAACAGGCACAGGGCATACTGCTAATACTGGATCTGATCAAACTTTATATTTAGTAACTACTACCGATCATACGACAGTTGATTTGCAAGTTAGATACCAAACTGAAGAAGTTGAAGATACCTCTGGCGGTTCAGCTGTTGTTAATTTTAATGTATATGAGCTTTCAATCTCTAATATTAAAAATGATGAAAAATTAGAAACAGTATATACTGCACAGGATGGATTTCCTTCAAATAGTTCTTGGAGCGGTAATACAAATGTTTTAACAGAGGTTCATGAATTTCACAGAGATATTTGTCATAGATTTTTAGGTTTAACTGCTACTCCAGCAGGTTGGTCTGATCTTGATTCTGCTAAAGCTTGGGCTGGAAGATTATGGATCAATAAGTCAAAACCGGTCAAACAAATATTAGATCAATTAGCATTTGAAGGGGGATTCTGTTATACATATTCAGCATCTGGAGTTTTAAAATATATTTTCGTGAAAAATTCATATTCATCGGCAGATCATACTTTAGATAAAAATGATTTAGGGCCTTTGAGTATATCGCATACTAGTATATCAAATTTAATTACTAATATAACAGTTAATTATAATCCTCATCCTGCTAAAAAAGAATACAGATCACAAGCAACCGATTCAGATGCAACAATTAGAACGGCTTATAATATTGGATCAACAGAAAATAAAGCAACTTTTAATTTAGATTATAATACAGGATCGCCTGGAGGAGATTTAGATTGCAGTGATGATGATCCGAATGATGGATTTATGAATTACTACGGAAATTTAAAAGCTGAACCTAGAGTAATTATTAAAGCAGAGGTGGTAAATCCTGCAAAATTCACAATGGAAATTGGTGATATATGTACTTTTTCAAGTATGCTGCCAACTAAAGCTTTTAATAAAAGTTATAGCGGCCGATATTTTATGATAACTGAATTAGTAAGATCCTCTGGAAAATTATCAGCAACTTTTTTAGATGTTACAAAAATTTCATAATAGGAGAAAATAATGGCAATTTCAACTGCAGCCTTTGATGATGCATCAGATGGCGGATCAAAAGCAACTTATACACCGAGTATTAATCCTAATATCGGTGTTGGATATGGGACTGACTATTCTGGGACAGTAGTAAATCAAGCTGTCGGTGGCGAAGTATATACGGTGCAAAGATATGGGAAAAGGAAGACCTGGCAGATGAATTATTCATTTTTAAATTCTACCGATCAAGCAAAATTACAAGCATTGATCGATCTAGTAGATGGGAGGAAAGATGTTTTTTACTTTTCTGAAGATAATTTTGGCACGGCTGGCACTAAAGTTAGGTTTGATCAGGATAGTTTCACGTTTGAAGAAGTGGCGCAAGGGGCGACATCTATAACATTTTCTATTATTGAACAGCTATAATATTTTTCTCTCCTCTCTCCTCCGCCTCCCCTGCGATTTTTCGCTTTTGAATGATCAAAGGGGAGGATTTTTGTATTATTTAGCTCATATTTACCGTTTAACGCCCGTTTTATTAGTTTTTCGACTATATGTATACCTAATAATAATCTCAAGAAACGGACCTCAAATATCGCATAATTAAAAAAAATCATTATTTATAAAAAAAGTGTTGCATAATGCTAAAAATTCATTAATTTAGATCATGATGATTAATTATTTAGAGGACAATTTGGGAATCAAGAGACTTAATAGGATGTCGTGTGATACTCACGTAAAAAGAGATAGCTCTGAAAGGCGACTTTCGATTCCCAAGACCTCTAATAAAAATAACGTTCTTAAGGAGGACAAAATGAATAAACTATTATTAAACAAATTATCGCTTGAAATATTAGACATTGCAAGTGAACAGGATCGCCCAAATTTTGAAGCAATTATTCAAGATTTTGTGATTTCTTACAATTCAGATCCAGAGAGAAAACTTGATAAAAAATATGTTAATATTTCTGATGTTATTTTAACAATTAATAACATTTTATTCGGAGAGCATTCAGTAGGGGATGGTTTAGGAAATGTGTTTTATATGAATAAAAGCTTTCATAGAATAATTAATAATATTCCAAAGTCTTAAGGAGGACAAATAATGAATAGATCAAAAAGTTGGATTGTACAAAGATTACATAATCCAAAAAAATACACAAACCCTTACGAAAACACTATTGAATTTGACGATAAAAATGCTGTCGATCAAGTGGCAAGGGTATTTTCGACTCCATATATGGGTGCAGCTGAATATGAATGGGGAGCTTTGCCTAAAGCTATGGCAAGTATGTATGAAAAAACTACATTTTTAACTACGCTTGAATATAGCAATTTTAAATGTTGGATAGTATATACTGTTCCACATTATTTAGATAAAGACAATCCAAACTATTTAAAAAAGATAAAAGATGAAGAATTGGAAATTAAGCGTTGTATTAAAAAAAATTACATCGAAGGGAAAAATGGTGAACAGGTTGCGAAAAGAGATTACGGTAGTTTTTATGAACGAATAAACAACACTTGGCATAATGAAGAACTAAATGGCTGGTTTGATTTGCAAAACCATTTTGCTTGGTTTATAGATGAAAAGATGGCTGAAGAATTTTTATTATTATTTAAAAATAAGGAGGATAAATAATGAATGGTTTACATTTATTAATTACAGCCATAACGATTGGATTCTTATCTTTTATTATAAGTAAAATATACTTATATAAACAATCCGCTCAATTCTGGAAAGATAGCTGTTTTATCATGGCGGAAAAATATAACGATCTACTAGTAAAGGAATCTATGCAGAAGGCACTAGATAAAACTTTCAATGATGATCGTTTAAAAGTAAATTAAAAATATGATTAGGAGTTTAATATTTAAAATTCGTGGGGCGGTAATTCAAATGCAACATCAGTTGCTTTGTCCTCCTAATCATCATCTACTGCCCCACTTAATTAATTCAGGAGGAGAAAATGGCTAGTATTGTTGCAGAATTTGAAAACGAAAAAACCAAGTGCTCAAAATTTGACAACGGCGATATAAGGCTTTCAATAAAAAAACCTAGCGATATGTCTAGGGAAAGATTTATGACTCTTAGCGCAAGACTTGAAAAGATTTTAGATAATTTCCAAGGAAGCATTCGGATAGATAAAGAATGATTCTTTATAGTATAGATATAACTTATAATGGTGATGATTCTGAGAGAAAATTGACCACTATTGAGGATCCAGATTTTTTAGAATGTATTTCTAGAGCAGAGGAGTTTATAGAAAGACAAAAAGATATGGATCCTCATATTTTTGCCGCTAGGCAAATTAATAAGAATTTTACTTTTGATATTAAATATAAAATTTTAACAACATTAAATGAGAGGAGAAAACATGCCGGTTAATATACATGGTAAAGAATATTTTACTGTCGCTGAGCGAGTATTACAATTACATAGCGATTTAAAAAGAGAGGATCCCTTAGAGATCAGCACAAAAATTATCCATTGTGATGAAAAGACTGTCGTTATGAAAGCGACGGTTAAGATCCCATTAGAAAAAGATCAATTCAGATTATTTACAGGACATGCTCATGAAAGATTTGATTCGAATCATATAAATAAAACAAGCGCAGTTGAAAATTGCGAAACCTCAGCGATCGGCAGAGCTTTGGCTGCCGCTGGATATATTGGATCTGAATATTGTTCAGCCGATGAATTGGTTAATGCGGTCAATAATCAGGAGCCATCTATGAAACAAAAAAAATTCCTAAATGATCTAATAAATAAAAAATTATCAGAAGAAGAAAAAGAATGGTTTATTACTAGAGCTAGAAAAGCAAAAACTCAACAAGATATTTCTTCTTTAATTGAAGAAATAAAAGCTAGATAATGCCTCATCCATTTTACATGAGGCATCCTAAAAAAGAATCGCCAGAAAAGAAGGCTGTTAAAAGTGATAAATCGGTTGGCAAGCAGATAAAAAATATTTTTAACAACTTAGGATCAATTATAAAAATGTTGGTTAAATGGCGATAATAGGCAACGAATCAACGTCTGCGCCGCCTCCATCTCTTGTGCATTTGGGGGCGGTTGTCCTATAATGGCAGGAATTAAACGTACAAAGTGGGACGATGTATTTTCCAAGCTCGTTAGATTTCGAGATAATTGGACTTGTCAAAGATGCGGCAAGAAATACCCGAAACTCTCTCCCGGGTTGCATTGTTCCCACTTTTACGGACGAAGATCATGGGCAACCAGAATTGAATTAGCTAATGCAATGGCTTTATGTCATGGCTGCCATATTCATGTAGGATCTTTTCCAATGGAACACGTTGAATTATGGGAGAAAAAATTTAACAAAGAAGAAACAGAACATATTAATTATTTACATAATAAATCTTTAATTAAAAAAAGAGATGTCGCTACTGAAGAAAATTATAAAAAATTAAAATTAATGTTAATGAAATATACTGGAGAATTATAGGAGGAATTATGAAAGCAGCAAAAGAAAAAATATTAGCCTTTTTAATAGCCAATAAAAAATACCGAAAATCTGACAGAACTTTAATGGCAAGGATTTGGTATGAAGATTTACTGCATCGAATTCATGATATGTCTGCTTTAGATTTTTTAAATGAATTAGCAAAAGATAATCTTTCTAATTGGGAGAGCATGACTAGAATCAGAAGAAAGATACAAGAAGAATATCCAGAGCTAAAAGATCCTGATATAACTAAAAAAAGAGAAGCTCTTGAGCTTGAATATAAAATACAATATAGTCCTAGAGATACTTTATAATGGCCAAACGCTTTATAGATACCAATTTATTTCGGAAAAAATGGATTAGAGAATTAGAATCTGAAATGAAATTATTTTGGGTTTATTTATTAACTGATTGTGATCATGCTGGAGTATGGGATGTAGATGTCGATCGTGCTGCTTTTCAATTAAATTTAAAAATTACTGAAGAAAAAATACTTAATACTTTTAATAGAAAAATAATACCTTTTAAAAGAGATAAATGGTTCATTCCAAAATTTATAGAATATCAATATGGAGAGCTAAATTCTAATAATAGAGCACATTTATCAGTTATTAAAATATTGACAAAATATGATCTTTTAGGAGCTAATAAGGGGCTTAAAACACCCTTAAAAGAGCATAAATATAAAAATAAATCTCAAAAAAAAGATCAATTAAAAGAAATAGAAAATAATTTAAGTGAATTGCAAAATGAATTTTCTGAGGTGAATGTTAAATTGGAATATGAAAAATTTGTTGATTATTTGGCAGCCAATGGTAAAACTTATAAAAATTATAACGCTGGATTTAAAAACTGGCTAAGAAATGATGCTTTTGGAAAAGCTAAATTAGATCCTAAGAAAGTAAATAAAATAATTGATGTTATCTGTACTAATTGTGATCATATATTTAAACATAAATCTGAATTATTAAATAATATGAAATGCCCTAAATGCAAAGAATTTGGAGTTGTTGATATGATCACTTATAATTTGATGAAAGGCTCGCATATTGGCTAATGAAAATTTAAATTATTTAGAATTGGTTTATTATGGAGAAGAAAATAGAGCTGGTATTAAATATTCTAATCAAAATCGACATACTGAAAGAAATACAGATCGACAAATTAAAATATGTCCTGAATGTAATATAACTTATGAAATTTATTCAAAAGGACAGGGAAAATATGATCAATATAATTATCAAGATTTTCCTCGATATGGAAAAGGTAGAGAAAAATGCGCAGAATGCAGAAAAAATGATGGCGAAAAAAATTTTTATACCTGGGATCGAGGATCAAGAACTGCAATATCAATGGTAAAATTCAGATCACCATATAAACTAAAGGATCGAAGGATCCGAGAAAAGGAGTAAAAATGGCCGATAAACATTACATAAATGGGATTATAATAAAAGAACACGAGTTTGATAACGGCGGTAAAATTATGAAAGTTGCAATCAAAGTAGATGAATTTATTAATCATCTTAAATCTTGCGATAATGATAAGGATTTTCCAGAATGGGTAAATACTATTATTGCACGCAGAAAAACGCCATCAGATAAAGGAATAACGCATTATATGTACGAAGATGAATGGAAACCAGAACCAAAGCAAAGAGAAGTTCAAAATCATGAACATAATGGAGCTAAAGATTATAATGATACGAATGATCCATTAAATGATGATGAAGCTTTACCGTTCTAATGTTTACATCGAGTAAAAGATTTGGACCAATAACGACCGGGCATAGACAATGGAGAGATAAAGGGCATTGTTCTTTTGTTCATGGTTATGGAAGAATCGTTGAAATTACTTTCGAATCGCATGTTTTAGATCATAGAGGATGGGTAATGGATTTCGGCGGATTAAAAGAAGTGAAAAATTGGCTAGAATCTGAATGGGATCATCGAGTATTGCTTGCATATGATGATCCTTTAATTGATGATTTTAAATATCTAGCCGAATCGGGAGGAATTGATATAAATATTTTACCGAAAGAATATGGTCCAGGGATTGAGCAATCTTGTAAATATGTTTATGATAATATCTCTTTAATAATTAAAAGAATTACAGATGATAATGTTTGGATCAATAAGGTTAAAATATTTGAACATGAAAATAATTGGGCTGAATATGTCTCAGAATGATCCTATAAATCCAAAATATTATACAAAAGGTATTGAAATTACAAAATTTGCGCAATCTCATGGATTATCTTTTGCTGAAGGCAATATTGTTAAATATATTGTAAGGCATAAATATAAAAACGGAATTGAAGATTTAAAAAAAGCAGAAAAATATTTACAGTTATTAAAAGAACAATATGAAAATAAATGATATTTTTTATACGATTCAAGGCGAAGGATCTTTTACGGGTACGCCCGCCATTTTTATCAGATTATCCGATTGTAATTTGGCTTGTAAATTCTGCGATACCGAATTTTTATCTGGATCTGAAATGAAAATCGGAGAAATAATCAGTAAATGCTTAGAATATCAATGCAGATTTATAGTATTGACAGGTGGCGAGCCAACTATGAATGATGAATTACCAGAGCTTGCTATGCATTTAAAAAGAAATGGATTTTTCGTTACGATTGAAACAAATGGAATGTTTGATATAGATACTACTTTTCTTGATTGGATATGTCTTAGCCCAAAAAGCGGCTGGAAAAGCATAAAAATTAAACGATGCCATGATCTGAAATTTGTAGTTAAAAAAGGAGGAAAGATTCCGCATATTCCAAATATGTTTAAATATGAGAGAAAATTTATTTCACCAATGAATGAGACAAGCGGAGAAAAAATTGGCAGCCAAAGCTGTGATAAATTAAATAAAGAAAATACTGATTATTGTATTGATTTAATTAAAGAAAATCCAGGCTGGATCTTAAATTTACAAACACATAAAATAATAGGAGTAGAATAATGGAGGACCATAAAAAAATAATTGAAGAAAAATTCCAAATATTAGATAATATAAGAGAAATAATTAATATTATTGGAGATAATTCAGAAAGAGAAGGTCTTTTTGAAACGCCGCAAAGAGTTATGAAATCTTGGGATGAATTATATTCTGGATATAATCAAGATCCTAAATCAGTTTTTAAAACTTTCGAAAATGAGGGATTTGATAATATGATTATCTGTAAAGATATAGAATTTTATTCTATGTGCGAACATCACATGCTTCCTTTTTTTGGGAAGGCTCATGTTGCATATATTCCCAATGATAAGATTATTGGATTGTCAAAACTTGCAAGACTTACAGATATATATTCAAGAAGATTGCAAAATCAAGAAAGATTAACAGATCAAATAGCTAAAAATTTATTTGAAAATTTAGATGCTAAGGGATCAGGAGTCATCATGGAGGGAAAGCATTTTTGCATGATGAGTAGAGGAGTCCAAAAACAACATTCTTGTATGACCACTTCTTCTTTATATGGAGTATTTAGGAATAAAGAAGTACGATCTGAATTTTTAACTCTGACGAGAGAAAAATGATTGAAGCAATTAAACATTTTTTAGGTTTATGTGGTGAGCCGCATGGCTTAATGCATTATTTATTTACATTCGGAGGAATTACAGGGATTTTAACTTATTTAAAAATGAGGAGAATAAAATGAAAAAAGCAATATTAGCACTTAGTGGCGGGATGGATTCTACTGCTTTATTGATTAAATTATTAGCTAAAGAATATGAGGTTATGACATTATCTTTTGATTATGGACAAAAACATGATTTAGAATTAAGAAAAGCCGATGAATTAAGATTATATCTAAATGATAAGGGATTTAATATTGATTATAATTTAATTGATTTAAAAAAAATAACATCATTACTTAAATCTAATCTAATTAAAGGAGGAGAAGAAGTCCCAGAAGGGCATTATCAAGATGATAATATGATTTTAACTGTTGTCCCTAATCGGAATAAAATTTTTTCAAGCATATTGCAAGCTGTTGCTTTATCTCAAATTGAAAATGATCCTATTATTATAGCTATGGGAATACATGCTGGAGATCATGCGATCTATCCAGATTGTAGACAAGAATTTAGGGATGCAGATTACGAGGCTTTTAAATTAGGGAATTATAATGCAGATCGAGTTAAATATTATACTCCATTTTTAAAATGGGATAAATATCAAATTCTTAAAAATGCTGAAGATAATTGTGCGGATCTTCATTTAGAATTTGATGAAATATTTAAAAGGACAAATACTTCTTATAAGCCTATAAGAACTTATTATAAAGATTCAAATATTTGGAACGGTGAATATTCAGATTATAAATCAGCTTCATCTATTGAAAGAATTGAAGCTTTTATCAAATTAGGCCGCCCTGATCCTATTCAATATGCCGATAAAGATGGATTAAAAGATTGGGAATATGTTAAAAAATATGCATTAGCTGTTTTAAATCGTGATGAATACGCGTATTTATAATGGATATAGCTTTTATATCTTGCGTAAAATTAAAAAAGATAGGTCTTTATAAAGCTGAAGATTTATATATATCTGATTTTTTTAAAAAATCCTTAAAATATTGTCAGCTAAATCATGATAAAATTTTTATATTATCAGCAAAATATGGGCTATTGAATTTAGATGATCAAATTGAAGATTATGAAATGACTTTAAATAATTTTTCAAAAAATGAAAAAATAATATGGAGTAAAAAAGTTTTTTATCAAATATCAAAAAAAATAAATATAGATGATAAGTTATTTTTTTATGTTGGAGAAAATTATAGAAAATATTTATTACCATTAATAAAAAATAATTATGAAATTCCTTTAAAAGGATTAGGAATTGGGAAACAATTACGTTTTTATAAAAATAATATTGAATCACAGACTTTGAGGCTTTTTTGAAATTATATTTTGCGTGCGTTGAGACCTGGCAGGCAGCCGCGGTTCGAACTAATAAACATAAAAATATATTAATATCTTTTTTTTATTATAGGAAAAAAAATTTGCGAGACTATTTTTTAAAAAATCAAAATAAATTTCATAATTTTTTTATGGATTCTGGAGCATTTTCTTTTAATAGTTTAGGAGTAGAAATTGACATTGATGAATATATTGAATGTATAAAAGAAGATCAGATTGAACATTATTCAGTTTTAGATGTTATCGGTGATCCAAAAGCTACTCAAGAGAATTATCTATATATGAAATCTAAAGATTTAAATCCAGTGCCTTGTTTTCATATAAATACCGATATTAATTATCTTGATTTCTATTTAGAAGAATGCGATAAATTAGCGATCGGAGGAATGGTTAAGGCTCGCAATATAGATATAAATTTAAAAAAAATATGGTTTAAAATTCTTTCTAAAAACAAAAAGATCGATGTGCATGGCTTTGGAGTTTCAGGTATATCTTTAGCTTTAAATTATCCCTGGAATTCGATTGATAGCAGCTCCTATGTTTCTATTTGCAGACATGCACGAGCATCTGAATGGATTGATAATAAATTTAATGATATAAGCACTTTTGATTTATTAGATGAATTAAGGATTAGCACGGAAAAGCTTGATACGAAAAAATCAATCGGCGGGATTGATGGGCTTTTAGCTGCATGGCAAATAAGCCAATATAATCAGATGATTGACTATGTCAATGAAAAACAAAAAGAAAAAACCTGGGATCATTTAACGGCGCAAATGTCTATGTTTTAAAAAATGTCATACATATCAGAACCAAGCCATTTACCTTGCCCGATGTGCGGAAAATCGGATAAAAAAATTGATTATGATGAAATAGAATATCTCAATGATCAAGCGATTAGTAATCTCAAATTCCTCAATTTAGGCTTTATTCTCTCATATCATATGACAGATTTAGAGAGAAAAGTATATTATTTATATCAAGTAAAGAGAAAATCTTTTAAAGAGATCGCCCAGATTCTGAAAAGAAAAGAGGGAACGCTACGCTCTGCTTGGAATCGCTGTAAATCCCGCGGCGATAAGGCTTTACGAGAATCTCAGATTGATAAAGTCATAATCCCCCCTTATTTATAGAGGGGTTCATTACCCATACTCGTGATTAAATAATATGAAAAGCACGAAAGACAGATAAATAAAATGCCTTTACACGATGTAAAATGCTCCAAGTGTGGCCACATTCAGGAGTTTTTCTATCAACCAGGATTTAGACCTACAGATTATTGTTGTAATAATTGCGATAAAA